CTGCGGCTGTCGCCGCGTCCGCCGTTACCCTTGCCTGATCGATGGCTGGCGCATGTGTCTTTTTCTTGGAGACAATCGTTTTTGCCTCGGCCGCCTTTGGCTCCAGCTCTTTTTCAGGTTTCTTCTCGTCCTTTTCAGATGATTCCGGCTCCTTTTTCTCCTCGGCTGGCTTCTCGGGCTTCTTGTTTGAAAGCTTTAGTGCCGACGCGATGAGGTCGTTCAGGCGCGGCTTGGGATCAGCTGGCTTCTCGGGCTCTTCGGCTGATGGCTTTTCCTTTTCAGGTGCAGTCTCGTCCGGCTTTTTTGTCCGGCGACGGGCAATGAGCAATGAAAGCTGGTGGTTTGGATCGTTCTCCAGGCTCTGCATTGCCGCCTCCGGGGTTCCGGATTCTGGGGCGGGACTTTGGATGACTGGTGGGGCTATTTCTTCAGGCATAAATGAGCATCAGTGACTTTGCTTAAGATCTACTGTTACCCATTCCTCCCTGTTTTTACTGAGCTGGTCAAGTAGATCCAGCACGCTGTTGTATTGCGATGCTTCGTCTCTCAGATCCTTTCCGTCCTCTGCCGCCCTTTCGCTGTTACCGGCGTAAAGCATCGCGTTCATGGATCCCACCTGGGCCTCAATGCTCTTGGATTCAATGACCTTGAGCAGAAGAAGGTATTCCGGGGAGGAGAATAGTTTGTCCATCTGCGCCGACTGGGCGGGGTTCAGCGGAACCGATGTTGCCTTGATGGTTGGCATCACATCATCCCGGCTGGAACCGCTTCCTCTGGTGGGATTCCGGCTTCTTGTGGGGCAAGTTGAGCTGGCTGACCAAGCAAAGCCTGGTTGATGACATCGTTCATCGCATTGACGGCATTTGCCAGCTCGGCGATTGCGGCTCCCTGCTGTTGGTTTTCCTGGGCTACCTGCTCCAATCCTTGGGTAATGGCAGGAACCTGCTGGACAGCTTCAGCAACTGGCGCGAGCTGCTGCATTGCCTGACCAACAATCTGCTGCGTCTGTTGCGCGGAGGCTGCGAGCGTTTCCTGCTGGGTCTGAGCAACGAGCTGCTTGGTCTGCTCCGCAAGCGCCTTGAGCATCTCCTGCATCTGGGCCTGCTGATCTTCCTGTGCTGCCTCCGGGTTGATGTCTGCGCCTCGCAGCTTGAATTCCTTCGGAAGCCCACTGACCGTGATGATTTGGTTGAGCAGTTCGATGAGCTGCTGTGTTCCGATGGATTGCGTGATGATCTGGTTACCGGCTACAGCGGTGAATATTTTCGACATGGCGTCGGCGATGGCGGGATTGTTAATCCTGTCCTTTCCATCCCGGCTTGACGCAAATTCCTCAAGCTTCATCGCGGACTTGCTGGCGGTCGCGGTGTACATGGCCTCCGGCTTCTTTGGATCGTAGGCCATATCATCCGTGATGGTGAGCCCGACCTTCTCCAGAAGCTTTTTGAACTCCTCTGGCGAATCGGCCCATACGGATGTGATTCCAACTGTTATGCCGTCGTCCGCGTGCGCCATCAGCGCATCGTAAAGCATCTTCTTCTTGGCGTAGTTACCGGCCTCTATAAACGATGACGTGAACTCAACGCGCGTCGATGTGTTTCCGGCAACGACGCGGGTCTCCTCAGCTGTCTGCTCGTGCTGCGCCGCCTGCCCGACTTCTTGTGGCGAGAGTTGCATGATCCGGTCCAGCATGTTGAGCACTCCAGAGATGAGCGTTGCCAGCTCTCCAGTTGAGTGGCGTGTCAACTGCGGACTGAAGAACGCCTCGCGCTGATCGGTCTTGGTCTTGTAGTTTACCGTGCTGTTGAACGGAATGAATATGCGCTTCCCGTAAAGCTTGAAGCCCTGGTTCTCCAGGGTGTCCATGTACTCCTTGGGAACCTTTTCCGCGTCATAGAAGATCGGGTTCTGGAGGTTTTCCTTGGTGGCCGAGATCCAGTTCGTCAGCAGATTGCTGATGTGATCCTGAAACGGCATCGCCTCAAGAACCAGCGAGCGGAACCGAGATCGGTTGAAGTCCGCATCGTAGGCATATGTAGGAAATACGTCGAACGACAGCGGCTCGGCCCAGATGACTGTCGTGTCGGATGCAAACACAAACCGAAACCATACCGGGCAGTCGTATGTTCCGAGCCCGTGATCCTTTGGAATGATTCGCTCGAAGTGCTGCGTTACAAGCGTCGATGCGTTGTAGTCCGACGAGCCATAAAACTGCCCGGCTTCTGATGTTCGGTCCAGTGAGCCAGCGCCGACCGCGCTGCCGTCCGACTTGCGATCCGGGAACGATGATACGCACGGATACACCTGCTCAAGAAAGTCACTCCTCCCTAGATCGAACCACTCCAGAGACCCGAGCGATATCTTGCTCTTGTTCCAGTAAAGGTCATTGTCGTGAATATCGCCGTATCGACACAGCTCCCAATACCCCGTGTATTGGCACCCAGAGTTTGAGTTGAGTGAGGACAACCGGTGGTAAAGGTCGTAGTAGATCCGGGACGGATGCGGGATGTTGAACCGCAGCCCCTCCCGCACAATCTGCTTCTTTCCAGCTTCGTCCTCCTGCCGCTCCACAAACCAAGCCTCACGCGGGAAATTGATGCAGAACCCGTAGATGAGGGTTTGAAGAATTGTCTGCTTGGTATCTGATGGGTAATCGAACCATTGTGACTGCTTCTGGATTGCCTGCGTCACCACCTCGCACCGAAGCCTATTTTCCTTCGTGAACTGAACCGGCTCATATTTGAAATGAGGGAACAGGTTCATATCGTTGAAAATCTTTGCCCACCGGATCGTCGTATAGGCCATGCAGACCGGGACGAAGATGTTCAGAAACACCGGTATGTTGATGGCCCGCTGTTTCGATCCGTCCGGGTTGCAGCATTCCTGTCCGTTCTTTGTGATGACCGGAAGCAGGTGGGTAAGTCCCCAGCTGTTCGTGGCCTCCATCACCTTCTTGTCGTCCGGGCTGCCGGACATCAACCCCTGAAGCTGGGTATATGACACCTGATAGAACGGCGAGTCGTAAGCCCAGTCCATCGCCTTGAACAGGCGGTAGTCCTGCCTGTTTCTGCGTATCCCATCTCTGATTTTTGAGCTGATCGAATTGACCAGCTTCTTAACCTTGTTGGTGTCGTCCGCCGTGGCGAGCTTGTCCGCGTCGAACAGTGCCTTCAGTTTGGCCGGGGACAGCCCGTGCTTGTCAATGAGCTGCTTGATGGGGACTGCCATAAGTCTGAGGCGGGCTTGAAATTACTTGTACGGAATGGCTGGCATCGAAGGCTTCTTGCTTTCCTTGCCGGTCTTTGGCCTGTCTTCCGTTGGCATCTTTCCCATCATTCCGGAATCTGGCGCTGGCTCCTCTTCTGGCTCTTCCTTCTCGGGGCTGCCGGATTCGCCGGCCTCCATGCTCACAACCTCGGAGACGTTTCTTTGAGCACCGGCTCCGGTCTTCACCTTCATGGTGACTTCGTATTCAGTGTTATCCGCCCAGCCATCAACCACTGCCTTTACGCCTGGGTCAGCCATGTCGAAAACAATTGTCGAAGCCATAATGATGGACTTGACCATCTCTGATGACTGCCTGCAACCTGAATCGTGGCAATCAAAGTCAATCCAGAAAATGGTTTCATATACGACGATAGTGTTCCACCGGTCTGGTATCCCCCGCTAAATCGAAAGCAGCTTGAGATTTTCAATGACTATCATCGCTACACGCTGATTCACGGACCCCGCAAAAGCGGGAAGACATTTGGAATCATTCACAAGGTCATCCGCCACTCGTTCGATGTTAATGGCGCGATGATCGCAATCGTCTGCAAAACGATCAAGAACGCCAAGTCGGCGGGTGTCTGGGTTCTGCTGGATCGAATGCTTAAAATATGGGAGGCGTCGTGTCCTGGCTTCAAGGTTGTGGAAGGCCCAAAGACGACCGGTGATTCCAAGATGTCGTTTGTCCGGATCAGGAACCGGCACGGAACGATCTCGGAGATTCAGTGTCATTCGCTGGAGCACTCAAAGGAGGTCGAGGCGAAGTTCAAGGGTCCGGCCTATTCCATGTTCTGGCTGTCGGAGTTTGACCAATATTGCGACGAGCACGCATTTGACATCTTCTGCGACGCGCTCCGCATGTGGCCGAACGTGAAGTATGAGGAGCACCAGATCATCTGTGACTGCAATCCACCTGACACCGGGACGAACAACTGGATTCACGACAAGTGGTGGAAGTTCAAGGGGCGTGAGCTTGGTCCGGACGAGGATAAGATATTTCAAGAAGGGCTGCATCGGATTCTCGTCAACCTCGATGACAACCCACAGCTCGATCCACGCGAACGACGCGAGCTTGAAACCCGCTACAAGAAACGCCTTGCTCTCTACAACCGCTTCATCCTTGGAAGGTGGGAGCAGGACATCACCGACGGCCATTTCTCAGATGTGTGGGATGAGCCCACGCATGTCATTGGAAATACTGACGGCAACGAGGAGGACTGGCAGATGATTGTGCCCACCCCGGCGTGCTCGATACTTCTTGGTGGATGGGACATGGGTGAGAGCAAGAACCATTCATTCCACATCATTGAGAAGATCGTCATCGAGCATCCTACCACCAGGAGAAAGCACGTCACATTCTCCGTGATTGATGAGTATGTCGTCATCCGGACATTCATGAGCATCCGTGAATTCGTGGAGGTTTGTCAGGAGAAGATAGAGCACTGGAACAACTGGCAGATGAAGAACCATAAGGTGACTCCAGTCTGGAGACACTGGTCAGACAGCTCCGCGTTCAACGACCGTGCGTCAGCCGAGAAGAGCGACTCCGCCATTGCGTACGAAGCCAGCGACGGGAGGATCATATTGAGCGCGGCCCCGAAGTATAAGGACTCCAACAAGGACAAGGTCAAGCTGCTGTGGCAACTCCTATACGAGAAGCGCCTGTTCGTGTCGGCGCAGCTGACGCACACGAAAGCCATGTTCGCCAACTTAAGATCCGACCCTAACACCGCGTCTCATTTCGTGAAGCGCGACGATCACAAGCATCCATTTGATTCACTCGCCTACCCAATCATCGCGGAAGCACCGTCGGACATGATTCGATCTTCCGAGATAGGAACCGTTGCCAAAAGGGACTTCTCCGGGCTTGTCATTGTGTGATGCAACGGGTTTGATAGAAGCATGATTCTATTCGGCAAGTTTTGCGTTTGCAGGCTGCAAGGCAGGCCGATTACTAAACACGACCTGCAAATGACGGAGAAAAACATTATGGCAAAACTAAGTGAACTGGGCGGACTTCTGGCACCGATTGCCGAAGGGCTTCAAGCGGCTGTCGATGCAGTGTCCAGCGTTGGTCCACAATTGGAAAAGGCGAAGGTTGAGATCATTGCTGCAATGGGCGGCGAGGCGGAGATCCCAGCCGAGGCTCTTGCGAAGCTTCAGCTGATGAGTGATCTCGCCAACAGCCTGAAGACCGCAGGCGAAGGGCTGAAGCAGACAGCCCAGGCTTTGGATGACCTGAATCCTGGCTAGCCGTAAACTTTCCGACTACCAGGCGTAGATCGGATTTTCGAGGCCGCATGGCGAAAGCTGTGCGGCCTCAGTATTTTACCGGACTTTTTGCGCGGCGCTGGCTTGTGTCACAGTCGGGGATGGAAACAAAACTTGATCGTGAAACGCGACGCGTCGAGCTGGTAGAGACATCGAACATAAGCCGGTCGATAAGGCGCATTAAATCTGCTGGAGGCTGGGATGGGAACGCCCAATGGAAGAGAGCCATTGTTCACGCAATGGCCATCGCTGGAGCCGCCAGTGATGATATCCGAGCTGTTCGTGAGGCGCTTAAACTTCCGTAGATATGGATATCACACAAAACCAAATCGCAACCTGCGCAGCCGAGTGCGTGGAGGAGATTCTTGAAACGGTCGAGAAGAACGCGAAGGCAAAGCCTTGGGTTCTGATCGTGGAGCAACACATAACCAAACTAATCAAACAACATGTCCGCAACAAACCGAGGCGCAGTTCGACGTGAGAATGACTATTATTCAACCCCGCTGGAGTCGTTCACTCCACTGATTCCGTATATCAAGCAGCTTGGAGTGAGCTGCTTTGAGCCTGCCTGCGGGGATGGAAGGCTGGTGACGGCATTGCGGGAGAATGGAATTACGGCGTGGGGTCGGGACATAGCGATTGATGGTTACGACTTCCTGCAAGATGCCAATTGCAACATGGGTATTCATTGCATCGTTACCAATCCTCCATTCAGCCTGGCTCAAGAGTTTGTGACGCACGCGGTAGCCAACAGTGAAAATGTGTTCATGCTGCTTCCGCTAAATTTCCTTGGGGCTCAAAAGAGGAAAGAGTGGTGGAAGCTTCATGAGCCCGGAGCGATCTTTGTTCTGAGCGAGAGGCCGAGCTTTGTGATTTCCTGCCGGTGCCTCGGTCGAGGTGAAAAAGACGGTTGCTGCCATAGGTTCTCGATGCCCCCGGAGTCTCCACGTCCAATCCACTGCCCGAATTGCGCGGGTCCTGTGAAGACCACATCGTCTGACGCCTGCGAGTACGGCTGGTATTTTTTTGGGAGCGCATTTAGCGGCATAATTCATTTGTGACCGGCTACGAATGAACCTGGTTGTTTTTCTTACCGGGTTCATTTTTCCGTCGGTCTGTGTCCATTTCGTCCCTGATCACCTGTGCGCTGGCGGTGTTTCCGAACTGTTGCAGCCACCGCATTATCCACGAAAGCGTGATACCGATTACGATTCCAATTGCTAACAGTATTGCAGTTTTCATGTCTTATACGCGATCAGGTTTGTGTTGATTCCGAAAATGGAAATTGGCTCGACGGTTAATGCTGGATGGATTCTGAACAGATCGGATTTGGAAAGCAGGTTTAGGTTCCATTCGTTGCTCCAGTATTTCATCCCTATCGCAGAAAGAACAGTCCTGTGGATACACCTTGGAAGCATGTGAATCAGCGGAATGGACGTGTGGAACTCCATCGGACACCACCTGTTTGGAGTGGTGATAAACAACGATCTCGAAACTCGTGAAATCTCCGCAATAAACATCTCCTGTTCGATGAATCCTCCAACGTGCTCTATTGTTGCGCTGCTGAACGCCACATCGAATTCATTGTCCCTAAACGGAAGCCTGCCGCCGGGCCTGACGGGGATAAACTTCACACCAAAGCGTGCGAGATGAGATCCATCCTCAGTTCCAACGCAGGTGATGCTGTTCTTCCATGGATATAGCCTCTCGAAATAATTTGACTCTGGTCTTGATGTGTCCGAGGTAACCCCGACATCAAGCACGGATGCTTTGCGTGACGGGTGCATGACATCCATGAATCTCGCAAACATCTTCTCCCTCGCCCTGACGGACAGCGCGGACGCGATCCTGTTGCTTGTGTTGGTGTAGTACGGAGATTTCATCGCGACACCAAGAGTCTTGCCATGACAATCAGCCACGTAATTGGATCTCGAAAAATCCTGACCTTCTTCCCTTCCTTGAATGATCGGGATTTGTAGCTGACCGGAACCTCCACCGGATCGTATCCGTTTTGTATGATGCGTATCAGCAGCTCGAAGTCGAAGTCGAATTCTCCACCACAGCTCCGCAAGCTCCCGTTCGAGTTGTAAAAATTCCGGCTGCATATTGTTTCGTTAAATCATCCCGCAGCCCCATACATGCTTGCTGGTGTGAATTCCTGATATTGAAGGTTGAAGTTGAGCCCGATGTTGTAGCCGGACATGCCGTCCCGGTTTTTCCTGATGAGGAGGTTTACCATGGACGGAATGGTTTCGTCTCGATAGATGAGCCCTATCACATCCGCGTCCCTTTCGATCTGGCCGGACTCGGCAAGGTCGGATACGCGTGGAACCCTTGGATGCTTTGACTTCGAGTCTCCCTTGTCCGCCTCCCGGTTCAGCTGCGCCAGAACCAGCAGGGCCACTCCCGTTTCCTTGGTGACCCTCTTCAGCGCCTTGGAGATATATCCAATCTCGTGACGTTTGTCCTCAACGCGTCCGTTGTTTGTTTTCCTAACGGCATCAATGAGCGTCATGTAGTCTATTATTACAAGCTTCGTGCCGCCCGCTGCCGCCCTCCTGATAAGCGACACGACCAGCTGTATCGACGCAACCTCTCCCGAGTAGTCATGGAACGTGACCGGCTTGGAGGCGACCATCTGGTTGAACTGCGCAAGGATCTCGAACTCCTCTGTTGAAACATTCCCGTGAACCAAGTTCGCCATCGGTATATGGCAGTGACGGGCCGCAAGCCTTCTGACCAACCGGTCGGCTGACATTTCTAGCGATATGAAGTCGGTCTGGATGTTGTCGATGAAGCAGGCTTGATATAGGACGTGTAATGCCAATGCGGTTTTCCCCTGGCTTGGTCTTGCCCCAAGAACAAACATCTCCCCCGGCTGAAGCCCCTCGTTGTATCTGTCAAACTCCCGCATGTTCGTGATGATTCCGGACGATCCGTCGTTAAGAAACCGTCTCTCTAAATCATCCGCAAACCTTGTCACCGCCTGCCCTGGTGTGACCCTCTTGGATGTGTTGTCCCTGCGGCAGATGCTGCCGATGTCGCGCTCCACTTCATCAAGGATCGAACTCACCTCCCCTTGCTGCTCGTATATCCTGCCGACGATCTCAGTGCAGGTTCCAACCAGCCTCCTGAGTGTGTGCTTCTCCCGCAGAATCTCGATGTAGTAATCGAGGTTTGCCGCGCTTGGAACCGCATCCGGTAGCGACGCCAGATAGGCCAGCCCGCCAACCCCGGCCAGCTGCTGCTTGTCGGACAGAACCTGCCGCAACGTGATCAGCTCAATCGGCCTTTGCTGTGATGACATCTCAAGGATGGATTCATACGCCGTCCTGTGCCTGAGATCGTAAAACACCTCAGGGTTCGGCCCCATTTTCTCGATGCAAATCGGCACACAGCCAGGCGGGTCGAGCAGGATGCAGCCAAGCACGCCCTGCTCGGCTTCGATGGAATGCGGAGGAATGCGATCTGTGGATTGTGCCGACAGCTGAACCGGTCCCCTTTTGGATCGTTTGAAGTCAGCGGTGGTCGCGTTGTTCCACTCGGCGTCAGTCATGCAGAGGTGAAGATTGAATCCGGTATTGCTGAATTGATCAACCCCGTGAAATTACGGATGTGAATTCTTCTGGAAGGAAAACATTGTTTGGGATCTCCTTGAACATTGGAGCGATGTCAGCAGGCCTGCACCCGGCTAGCCCGCAGCCAACCGGGCTCACCATGAACCTCAGCCTTGGATGCCTTCGGGCGTATGCCAGAAACGCATCCACGGAAATCTTGATGGCGTCCAGCGGAAGCGTGGTCAGCCTGCCGTCCTTGGTGGGGATTGCGTAGCATCTTCCAGTCGGCCCTTCTCCGATGCCGCGCTTGGCCTCGAAATGATGCTGGGCGTCCCTTGCCGCGCCAGCGCCGTGGATACCAGCGGTGTTCGATCCAAAGACGAAGATCTCGTCGGAGGCCAGGTCGTCTTGGTGTTGCAGGATTTTCATTTGATGACTCCGGACAGTTTCAGCTTACGCCTCGCCGTTTCAATGCATACCAGCTTGCCGCCAGATCCTGACGACAGGTGGATTCGATTGCAATGCGGACAGCGGTATTGACCCCATCGCTTCCCAGACTGGTCCGACTCGCTGCAAATCTTGGTGATGCGACGCTGTGCGTCCTCGTGGCTGTTGAAGCATATCTTGCCGGTCTGGACGCACTCCCTGTGTTTTCCAACGCGTTTGGTTTTCATGGTTTGTCAGCGGCACAACCAAACCGGGCCTCGGTCGTCAGCTCAATGTCAAAGTGGCTTTGTTCACGATCTGAATTCCAGGTGACATAATACATGACCCCGTGTGGACGATAGATGATCCTGGTTATCATTCCTTTTTCCTCCGGATCAATCAGGAGGTAAACGATGTCGCCCAATTGAAATTTAACAGATTCCATGGCTACACTTCGGGTTCATCATCACCACAGCCCCAGTTCCGACAGCCGCTCCTGGGCCGCAATGCGAAGGTCGTAGGGTTCGTTCGGCAGAGACTCAGCATCAACCGCCCCGTCAGGATTGATGCGGACCGTGACATCGACTGTTGTTGGGATGACCTTGTCAGGAGTCTTTAGCCCGTAGGTGACCGAGATGGTTTTCGACGAGAAGCCAGCAGATGTCTCATGGTTGTCG